TGTGCTCTTTCGAGGCATTACTGTAGACGGTAGGAGACCTTAGGGTCACCCCTGTTACAGCCTTTAAACGGTGCCGAGACCTTTTCAGGTCCATCGGTGCGCATTACTGCGCAGAAGGCGACGATCCATTGCTCCGCCCACAATGCCTAACTACCTTCTCAGGTAGGACTGCATCATGGGTCGGGAGCACTCTCACCAGCCTTGCGGCTGGGAGATTATTGGCATCGTCATTCCGTATACCCCTCTCGGGGCTCACGGATATCTTTCGAGAGCCAATCACCGTAAAGGTCAGTAGCAGGAACCCATCGCCGCGTTAACTTTACGCGGCTTCGATCGAGGTACCCAGCTGCCCACTCGTCGTGGGGTTCTGGGTCTTCCACAAAATACTGGAACAACCTCGAATCGTCCTCGGGTGAAGCGCGTTCGCTCACGGTTTTAATTCCCGTGATCGAAACTTCACAACGTTGCAGAGCGCTATTCCATCTGTACTTAGGAGCTACAGATGGCGCGATGCGAGTTTTATTCCCGAGAACACCGGAATCGCATGCGACGTAGGGGAAGCATACATGCTTTGCCACTACGCCCCGGATGTACGACGCTGACTTAAGCAACCACCTCTGGTAGAGGTGATTTGCCGTCTCAGTCATACTCACAAGCGACTCCGGCTGTGACACATCAGCTCTGCGACAATAGATCGGTGTTACAATTGCCGACCTAAACGCATCTACGCCACAACTCTCGCGGAAGTTGCCTCCCGTGAAGGTCTTGTCGTAGTTAATCTTGAGCCCGAAGGCCTCAAGAAGCTCCTGTGCCACACCCACCGCGCCTACCGGGACAATTAAGTCGTCCCCGTATGCGCTTACAGGCTCGGTCCACATGCAGTTCTTGATGTTCTGCGCTGTTACAGGCAACCGTCGAGCGTTTAATGACGCCCATACGACGGCAGTCTTACACAGCACCCAGAACAGAATGGTCTGCACAGGGAACGTAACAGCGCTACCCATGGTACTGAATTTCTTCAGTCTCATGACGAATTCTGGGCGATCAGGCCCAGTCTTCACACGCACAGAGCGTGTCCGCGTAGCAATCAGCGCCCAGTGTAGCAGCCGATTAAAGCTGAACACTAAGTCCACTAGTTGAGTGGAAATTCTGTCCGACGCCTCAGAGAGGTCCATCGTACAGGGGCGTCGGCGGTCATCTAGACCGCCGATAAACCGTTGCTCACTACCTAATAGAGCGAGGGTCTGGTTCCGGGTTTGATCCCGAAAATCCAGTTCTCCTCGCGCTATCGCATCTTTTCCGCACAGACGACCCCGGAGGAAATCCAGGATGTTCTGTTGGCAAAATGCGTGACTGCTCGGTTCGGCCGCTATCAATCGCGGCTTCCGAAAAGTCTTCGGTACTGCACATAGTCTAGAGGGCTCTTCACCCTCAGGGACCATCGGATGTAAATCCGCCCAACTCGACTTCGAGTAGTACCCGAAGTCGGCGATGGGGAAGCAGGTCTCAAGCCGTTCGGGCCAACTGTACCATTCGTACTTGTTGATCCCTAACCCTGAGACGGCGGCTATAGCACCGGGTCCGTGTTTACATTTATGGAGGTACGGGTTGTAATGCCCGATTTCCGCCATAATCCAGCGTGATATGTGAAACATCACCCTGGCCAGTGAATCCCACTGTTCCGTCAGCCGGTTAAGGCTAACGTAACTTAGGGAACGCCACACTTCTCTGGAAGTGATGCCTTTCCGTCGCGCTTCACGCGCAACGAAGAGGTCTGCTATTCCGGCGTGCTCTTTCCATTTCTGGAAGATCGCTTCCGTTTCGCAGGGCGTAGTAGACGTGTCCATCCAAGGTACGGCTTCATGCCATAGATCAGATGAAAACGGACCGTCGTTTTCCCAAATCTGATGAGGATCTGGAATAGCGTCGTCCGTTTCAATGAAAGCACGGACCGCGTGGTCAGTGCCTTCATCAGACTCAATGCGTACCTTCTTGCCCAAGCACAAAAGAGTGCGAAGTAGGAAGACAGCATAGGGGTCTACCTCCTGATGTAACGTACCATCCTCGTGGAATATCTTTAGATACAACCCGCCGAATAACATCGGCGTTTTGTACCGGTCGCTGGGCCCACTTGTCGTGGGTAATCCGGACCGAGTGTAAAGACCAGAGTCCAAGCACTTATCCAAGTGCTTGCACGCCTTCGGGAGCTCTTCGAAGAGCACCGTTGGGCCGCGACTCTGCACGAGTTTTCGCAAAGAGAGGAGATCTTTCTCACAGCCCTTCGCAAGAAGTGGGTCATAGGTCGCTACGTCGCTTAACAGCGCTTCGTAGAGACCCAACAGAAAAGGAATTGCTTCCTCACAGCTCTTAGCCATAGTATCCTTAAAGGGGTACAAAAGGCGCTGAGAGCTCGGACACCGCATGGCCTCGACGAGAGGCCACGCGTGGCGGGGGTTCCCCGCAGCTCGCCCGAGGTCGGGAGTTCCTTCTAGGACTCCCAACCTTCCAGTTTCGCCATCATGGCGTTGCTGGTAGCAGTCGACCAGGCAAACAAGCCTGCGGCAAGATCAATGGCCGAGCGGCCAGGGTCTGCCTGAAGCACGTAGTACATCTTGTCGATGTACTCCGGCGTCGTCGAAGTCGCAAACACCGTCCGCGTCAATTCGACGTTGTGACGGTTTTGAAGTCCATTATTGGACTTCGCACGAGTGTGTCGCACTTTCGCGCGAAACTCTTGCGTCGACTCAGCGAGAACGTACTCGCCGCTGTAGGGATCATTGGCACTCTGACCGATGTAGTTAAGCGTCTTTGCGACGCCACCGATCGTCAGAGCCATCGTGTTTCCGAGCATGGAATGCACTCCTCGTCTACACCGGGTGGTCATTTAAGACGCCGCAGCGTGTAGACTGAACCGAGGATTGAAGGACGGTCACCCTCTAAAAAGGGTAAGATCGAAAGTGTGAACGGTTGCGGGTTGGTTACTGGGCGGCGGACTTTCGTCTGCTTCCAGCGACGCCAGCGACCACTGAGCCTTATGGACTTTGTCACGGAAGCATACGGCACCGAAACTTCGGTTGTCGTCGTCTTCCGCATCAGGCACAGTCTTGAGTGCTGAACTGGTACATCATTTTGGGTAGCCTGTAGAAGGCCCCCGATATTGACAAACCAGTCCACTAACCACGTCCAAGGGATTAGCTCCCATGCAGACAGTGTTAATGTCTGCGGGGTTAGTCCCGCCGATGTGCGTAGGGCGATGAGCATTTGCTCGTTATATCGCCAGGGAAAGCGCGAGCGGTCCGATATGGACCATTGCGCAGACCCCCACGTGCTCTGTCTGGTTGTTACGGTCCTAGGACCGGTCCAAACAGTCAGCGGTACAGAAGTGTAGATAGGGAGACTTGATAAGAGACTCCACTTACTTTGCTTCTGTAAAGAACACCTGCGATGAAGCGACTTTCCTGTACTAAGCTTTTGGAACCACTTAATGCGTTTTTCAACGCCGTGGACAAATTCCGTAAGCTTTTTCAGGTCATGCATCAGTGGCAAATAAGCCCACCGATACAGAAGATAGTTGCGAGCGGTATCTTTCGCCATACGCGTAGTGCGTACATGCAGAAGGTCTTTCTCGATCTCTGCGTCCGTAAGCCCTACCCTCTTAGCGAGGTCTAGGGGATTCTTACGATTCACATCCTTCAAGACAGACTTACCAGTCTTCGCAACGATGGACGGAATGTCACGAAAATCCTGCACGAATAGTGTAGGCAGCGTGACCTGCGGAACGTTAGGGTTAGTCCCTGCGACCGTCTCCACCCCGAGCTGCTGAAGCTCAGTGGAGGTGAAACCAGTCGGACTAATCAGGTGAGTTGGCGAGGTATAAGAACCTGCCGTAGTAGCCCAGCGCGTGAATCTTGCGCTGACGTTACCACTCACTGGATTGTAGAGCACGCCGTCGATTAAGACGTGTGATACCATCCACCATTCCGAATCGAAAGGGTTATCGCCCTTCCGATTTCCAACGACATCCGTTGTCGTTCGCCATAATGGAGCCTGGGCCACAGTTTCCTGCGGCGGAAGGCCCGCACCAACGTTTTGGTACGTGCCTTTCACTGCATCCACGGTAATTGCTTTCCGTGTACGAGTGTAAGCAGCCATTAGAGCAGTCCTTTCTGAAAGTCAGATCCACACTTAAGAGCGGCAATCTTAAAAGAAAGATCGCCTGGCGTGGCCTCCAAG